GGACACGGGATTGCCCAAACCAGCGGTCGATCCGTTGAGCCGCCAGCCGTAGATCTCTCCGGCCTGAAGCGCATCCTCGCGGGCAATTTGAAACCTGGCGTCTACGTTGGCGATGGCACCGTCATTGGCCCACTGTCGCTGAGCGGCCTCGCTACTCCACGGAAAGTTCGAAGCCAGCCACGTCGTGCGGTCATCACTGGACGCGCCCAAGCTGTTGAGCAGTGTGTTCTGGGCCCGAATGGGGGACACTAAATCGACCTCAAAGAGGTACTCTGCCGTCTGCGCCCCCGTGCTCATGCGCAGCACGTTGCGACCATTGACAGACGCCACGGATGCAAAGTGCTTGGTGCCCGGAAATCCCAAGGCCTGCTGGTCACGCTCCAAGATCAGGTTGGCGTTTTGCGGCTGGGCCACCACGGTGGAGACAAAGCTGGGGACGTCGCTGTAAATGCCTGGTGAGGCAATGGCCTTGATCCAGAACGTGCGCTCCCCGTCAAAACCTGCGGGCAATGTGTAGCTGGTGGACTTCACCTCGGCCACGAAAAGCGAAGCATCCCACGCCGCACCCTCCCGCAGCTCATAGCCCACGACCTCCGGCTCAGGACTGGGTTGCCAGCGAAACTCCAGCCGGTTGGCCGACTGCACCACATCGAACTGGCGCACGGTCGAGGGTGCCAGCAAGGTCAGCACAAAAGTGGTCACGTGGGCGCTGTAGTTTCCGGAGGTATCGATCCCTCGTATGTGATACGGGTACTGCCCTGCCGCGCTCTGGTCGTGGACCATCTGGGTCGCGGCGGTCTTGGCCACCAACTGGGCGTTGTCCCAACCAGGCCCCACCCGCACCTCGTAGCCTGACAGATCGGCGTCCAGAAGCTCATCCCACTGAAGGAGCAGGTCCGACATCCGGCGCTGAACCAAAAAGCCCGTGACGTCGGACGGCGGAAGCGTTTTCCCAAGCACCGTAGCGCTAAGGGTCGCCGGCACGCTTTCCTTGCGCGTGATGCCAATGGCCCGTAGGCTGAACTCGTACTCGCCTTCCTGCGCGTCACGGATTTCGGCGTAGTTGGCGCTGGTCAGCGGTAGGCTCACGAAGTTGCCGCCCCTGACCCGGTACGACAGTCGATATGCGATCGCAGCTTGCACCTCCGACCAGGACACTTGCACCAGAACCTGCGCCTGGTCCTTGACGCGGTAAAGGCTCTCTTGCACGGCAAGCCCGGTGGGTGTCGCCGGCACATCCGAAAGGACCGTGATCGATCGTGGCTGAAGCGCTATGCCCTCCTCAATCGCGGCGTACTTGCTCGGGTTATGAGCCAGGGCCGTGACTTCATACTCACCCGGATCACGCTCGGCGACAGCGACCACCCGAAAAAGTTGGGCCTCAATGATCGAGGAAGCCAACACCCAGATCGCATCCGTCTGCGCAACCAGGCTGAACGGGATCGTCACCATCAAGGTTCGGCCTGAAATCGGTCCGACCATTCGCTCTTCAACGGTGCCGTTGGGCAAGATCACTGAGAGGCGCCAAGGCAGGTCCGCCGGCAGGTCTTGGTCCAGCGTGACGGTGCGGGCAGTAGCCGCAGCAATCCGGCCCCCCAGTCGCATGCCTCCACGCACCGGGTCCGCCACCTTGATGACATCCCCCGGGCGCACCACGGCCCCTTCCAAACCCGTGCGGAAAGTGACAATTTCTGACTCGGACTGCTCGGAGTACAAAAGCCACTTGCCCACGCGGTGAGCCTGGCCTCGGGAGGTGCATCCCAAAGCGATCACCTCGGCCTGCACGATGCCGTATCGAGCGATACCGGCTGCGTCCTCGACGTACTCGACCTTTTGCCGATAGAAGTCCTGCGGATCGTTCCAGGTGACCAGCGCCACGGTGTGCCGGGCCTTGGCGGACGAGCCTTGGTAGGCGAACTCACCGTCGATCACGTTGCCAGGGGCGAATTGGTAGACCGGATCCACCGGCGCGTCCTGCGTGACCGTGATCGCCCCACCCGACCAATACACCATGCCCCGGAAAATCGAGGCCATGTCCTGAACGACCTTGTAGGCCTGCTCACGCGTTTGCAGGTACAGGTTGCAGGTAAAGCGCGGCTCGAGCCTACCGAGTCCGTCGGGAACGAGTTGATCGCAATACTGAGCCACCCGATACAGCGCCCACTTATCAACCTGCGCCTCAGGGATATAGCTCCCCAGCCCGTAGCGAGTGCTCGTGACCAGGTCATAGAAACACCAGGCCGGGTTATCCGTCCAGGCGATCTTGAAGGTGCCGTCCCAGACTCCGACGTAGGCCCGCGTGGCCGCGTCGTAGTTCGCCGGCACCCGCACGCGCAGCAGCTTCATGTCATAGCTGCGGCGAGGGATGGAGGAGAACTGCGAGGCATCGACCCGCAGCGCCACCAGGGCGCTGTTGGGATACCTCAGCTTGCTCTCGATGACCTCGGTGTAGGACTCCAGATAGGTCTTGTTCTGGATGGCCGATGAGGTCGAATCGGCCGTGATGCGACGCACACGGATCTCCCAGGGGCCACTGCCCGTCAGGCGGACGTAATAGCCGCGCTGGTACTTGGTCGTGGTCTTGCCGGAGATCGTGTCGTTGACCACCTCCACGAAGCCGCCACCGTTGACCTGAAGGTCGATCGCGAAATTGACCGAACTGCCGTTGAGGTCACCGTTGGTGGTGTCCTGGTTGGTCAGCTGGGGCACGCTCACCTTCACCCGTACCGCATCAATGTCTGGGTCGGTCACTGAGCGGACCACCGGGTGACTCGCCTTGACCTCCACGCCCACGGCGATTTCGCTCTCGACCGAGGCAAACCCGGGCACATAGCTTTGCTGCTGGGTGCCCGGCCGCGACTCCAGCGTTACGCCCGTGAAGTTGTATGAGCCGTCCTCGTTCTCAATGGGCGTGTCATCCAGATACACCGACTTGAGCCCGTCCGCCAAGCCCTCGATCTCGCCTTCCGAGATCAGGTCCATCACGCGGGCAAAGGCCTTCGACCGCAGGCTGTCGGGTGCCTCTTGGGCGACACGGGCACTGCCGCCTCCGCCCTTGCCACCTCCGGCGCCGATGATCAGAGCGGTCGTCAGGTCGCTTCTGAGGTCGTTCAAAGGGTCACCTCGTCCACGTCGATCCCCGCGCTGATCACGGCAGAACCCACAATCAAGCGGCCATAGCCCACTGGCACTGGATGCCCTTGGGCGGTGGTGTTCACCGCCCCGTTGAAGCTGTAGCTGGGCTTGTTTTCGGGCCGCTCGGATGGATCGGGCGCCTTGGGCGTGGGCGCGATCATCTGGGCAACGCCACCCAGCACCATCGAAGTACCGATCGAATACAGAGTGGTCTGCGAAAGAAACGATCCGGCAGCGGCCCAGCCCATCGGATTCCACCAAGCGACGGCGATCAATGCCACGCCCAACAGGATTTGACCCAGGCCATTGCTGCCGGCCCCGGAGACAACAGGCGCAATGGTGATGCGCTGCTGACCGGTGGGCTCGTGCAATTGGTCGAGCGAGAGTGCGTCTCGCCCAGCCAGCACGCGATAGCCGACACCGCGCTCGCCAGATGCGACCAGTTCGCGCTCAAACGCGGGAAAGTTGGCGCACAGCGCGCGTACCGCCTCCCCAGCCGAGCCAATGGCCAAGCGGTGCCGGCGACCGAATCGCTTGGCGAGCTCACCGAGAAGAATGACCGTGACCATATCGAAGAGTGTGGGTTGTGACTTTGTGCCAGTAGCCGCCGTAGACATCCCGACTCGACAGCCTGCCCTGCAAGTGATGCAGGATCAGACCGTCGCCGAGGTACACGGCTGCATGATTGGGAACGGGCGACGCCACCTGCATTAGGAAGCAGTCGCCCGGCTGCAGACTGCGCAGGTCGGCGAAGTTGACGGCCTCAAAGCCGACCTGCGCAAAGTTATCCAGGTAGAGGTTCTCGCCCCGCTTCCACCAGTCATCGAAGCGGGCAAAGTTGGGAAGAAGCACGCCGCGCTCACTGCGGAACCAGTCCCGCACCAGGGAATAGCAGTCCAGGACGCCATGCGACCATTCCCGACCGACCAAGGGCGCTACAAAGCCGGTCGGCTCAATACGGACCCAGTCCTCGCTGGGGAACCCCACGATGTGCCACGGCAGACCGCTGGCCTCACAGGCCACCCGGTCGGCTTGGCTGGGCTCGGGCGACATCCCTGGATGGCTGTGCACCACCCCCACAATCTCGCCCTGTATGTCGGCCGCTGCGTAGTCCTCTGGGTGGATCACGAACTGGTCGGTTCCCACGCCAATGTTTCGGCAGCGGGCGTAGACCTCGCGGCCCTTGCGGATCACGAGCAGCCCACAAGCCTCGCGCGGGTAATCCGCGCGGGCGTGCTCAAGCGCCAGCGCCTTGTTCTCGGCGAGCATCAGCGGATCAGGCCCGCAGCCGGAAAGCCCCCGAACGAGAGCTCGGCGTGTTGTCCAAACCGCGCCTGGCAAGACGACAGGCGCTTGCCGCAGACGTCCTGGCCGCTCCCGCCCACCGCCTGATCGTTCGCATCGAAATACGCGGGACCGGTGTAGCCACACTCACTGCCGCGATATCGCCAGGGGCAGACGTTCTGGACGATCTGCCGACGCGGCAGGCAAACGCCTTCCAAATCGAACGAGGCAGCCAACTCGAATTCGACGACATCCCGGGTTTCCCGTGACTTGCGGTCAACGTAGTAGATGTCGTCCGCGAA